AGAGGGTAGGTCAAAATACCAATTATTTGAAGCAAACTGGAGAGCAGTTCCAAGTAGAGATGATGCTTGGGCTGAAGAAACGGTTGCCAATGTCGGAGAAAAGGCATTTCAACAGGAGTATGAATGTGATTTCTTAGGTTCATCAAACACTTTGATATCAACTACTAAAATAAAAGAAATGGTTTGGAAGAGACCTGTAAAGAGATATCAGGGGGGTTTAGCAATCTATGAGGAACCTAAACCAAGAAACCAGTACATAGTCACTGTAGACGTTTCTAGAGGTATAGGAAAGGACTATTCAGCATTCACGGTAGTAAATGTATCAGAGTTCCCATATAAGGTTGTTGCAAAGTATCAGAACAATGAAGTATCCCCTATGATATTTCCTAACACGATATATGAAACAGCAACTCATTTCAATCAAGCAATGGTTTTAGTCGAGGTTAACGATATTGGAGAACAAGTTGGAGCAATTCTTTATAATGATTTAGAATATGAAGACCTAATTATGACTGAACATGGTGGAAGAAAGGGTCAAAGAATCTCTTCTGGTTTCGGTGGAAATGTTTATTATGGTGTCAGGATGACTGGTAATGTAAAAAAGATCGGAATGGCAAACTTGAAAACCATGATAGAATCAGATAAACTATTGATCCATGATGTTGACATTATTACTGAATTGTCAACTTTTGTTCAGAAAAGAAATAGTTATGAGGCAGAAGAAGGGTATCATGATGACTTGGTTATGTGTCTTGTAATTTTTGGATGGGTTTCAAATCAAGAATATTTTAAGGAATTAACAAACTCTGATATTAGAAAAAAATTAGAAAAAGAAAGGGAACAAGAGATAATGGAAGCGACTCTTCCCCCTGGATTTGTTGTGAATGGTGAAGAGGAAGAAAGTTTCACTGATTCTGATGGCACGGTCTGGTTTGTTGTTCGTTGAAAATACTTCAATTTATAAATATCATTGAATAGAAAATAGTTTTTTATTTTGTTTTAAAAAAAGGAGAAAAATATGGCATCACTATTAAGTCCAGGTGTTATATCGAGAGAAATAGACTTGACAGCAGTTACACCTGCTGTTGCATCTACTGAAGGTGGAATTGCTATGCATGCCCAGTGGGGTCCAGCAGAGAAATTGGTGTTAGTGACAGATGAATTAGACTTGGTTGATGTTTTTGGGAAACCAAACAATGTTAATGCTTCTGATTGGTTTACAGCAAAGAATTTTTTATCTTATTCTGGAGCATTATATGTTTCTAGAGCATTACCGAATGATGCATTAAATTCTTCAAATGGTGCTGCTGGGATACTTATTAAAAACCTAGATGATTATGAAAGACAAACTTATACTGATGGTGAGTGGGCAGCAAAATATCCAGGAGCATTAGGTGATAGTTTAAAAATCAGTTTAGCTGATGAATCAACTTTTGATAGTTGGACATATAAGTCTTTATTTTCAGAAAAACCTGATTTGGATGGACTTCACATTGTTGTTGTTGATGAAGATGGTTTGATTTCTGGTGATAAAGGAACTGTTTTAGAAAAATTTGAATTTTTGTCTAAATTTTCTGATGGTAAATCTGAAGATGGTTCATCCCTATATTACAAGAAAGTTATAAATGATACTTCAGAATATATTTGGAGTTTAGACCACTATCCAACAATGATTGGATGGGGTGACACAGCAGATGAACATTTAACTTTTGATGCTGATTCAGGGGTTGCTTCTCATAAAGTAGGTTCTAATGGATCCTCTATCATGTTAAGTTATACTACTATACTAGATGACTCATCTCCTAACACATTCGAAACTCACACTTTAACTATAGAGAGAGCAATAGGTGATCATGATAATGACCCTGTAACACCAGATGCTGCAATTGATTTTGATGGTTCTGAATTTTCTGTTGGTGCTGTTGTATCACAAACAGTTGGTGGTGTCACAGTAGATGGCACAGTTCAATCTTGGACTTGGCAACCTGTCGCAAACCCAAACTATAATGATCAAATTCCAGAAGACCCAATCACTAATCCGTCAACTCTACCAAGAGAGCAAGGAATTTTGGTTGTTGTTTCTGAAGAACCGTTCCAAACTGGTTCTGGCGCAGAAGGTGTAGGTGGATATGAGGTATCTGCTGTTTCTTCATCTTCTGATCCTGGTGATACAGACCCTATTATAACGACTCTAAATGCTGAACATTCATTATCTAATGGTGTAGATGGAACAATTAGTAAAGCATTGGATAGAGTTAGTGCAATGGATCTTTTTGTTGATGATGAATTGGTTGATATATCTTTCCTTTTAGGTGGAGAGATACCAACAGATGATAAAAGTATTGTTAACAAAATATTTGATATTGTTTCTTCCAGACAAGATTGTTTAGGGGTTATTTCACCAGAAAGGGGAGATTGTGTAAATGCTATTGATCCAGCAGGTGATATTAAAGATTTTAGAAATTCATTGAATGTTGGTGGATTAAAAGATTTAAAAGGTAGTTTCATGGTTATGGACGATAACTGGAAATACCAATTTGATAAGTATAATAATTTAAATAGGTGGGTTCCTTGTAATGGGGATACTGCTGGACTGATGGCAGAAACTGATTTAGAAAGAGCTGCTTGGTTTAGTCCAGGTGGTCGGTCTTTGAAGAATGTTATCAAACTTGCTTGGAAGTCTAAGAAAGCAGAAAGAGATGTTCTTTACCCTTTAGGTGTAAATTCAGTTACAACTTTTCCTGGGGAAGGGGCAATCCTTTACGGTGACAGAACAATGTTGAAAAGACCTTCTGCATTTGATAGGATTAATGTTCGAAGACTTTTCATAGTTCTGAGAAAGACTATTTCTAGAACTGCCAGATCATTCTTATTTGAATTGAATACTGAATTTACTAGAGAAAGATTCAAGAGTACTGTTATCCCTTTCCTTGAAGAAGTTCAGGGAAGACAAGGTATTACAGATTTTCTTGTAGTTTGTGATGAAACTAACAACACTGGTCAAGTTATAGATCAAAATCGATTTATAGGTGACATTTACATTAAACCTGCCAGAAGCATTAACTTCATTGAACTAAATTTTGTTGCTGTTAGAACAGACGTTGAATTTAGCGAAGTTGTTGGTTCGGTATAAGATAGGAGAATAGAAAAATGGCTTATTCAATACAGAATATTAAATCGAATTTGGTTGGTGGTGGAGCAAGAAACTGCCTATTCAAAGTAACTTTTGATTATCCAGCTGGTGTTAGTGCTATATCTGGAGAGAAACTTCAGTTTTTATGTAAAGCATCTCAAATTCCTGCTTCTACAATAAATAAACTTGAAGTTGATTATATGGGTAGAAAGGTAAAACTTGCTGGAAATAGACCAGAATTTGCTGACTGGACTGTGACTGTAATTAATGATGAAGATTTTGCTATCAGAAATGATTTGGAAAATTGGATGAATCTTATGAACGGTCATATTGATAATACTCAAAGAGTTAATCCTCTTGATTATAAGACTACAGGTAAAGTAACTCAGTTATCCAAAGATGGTTCTAAATTGAGAGAATACAATTTCAAGGGAATATTCCCAACTGAAATTGCTCAGATTGATTTGTCTTGGGATAGTGAAGAACTTGAAGAGTTTGAAGTAACTTTTTCTGTTGACTGGTGGGAAGTTGCAGGACAGAATTACCCAAAAGGTAATAACGGAACTAGTTAATAACAGTTTAATATAACTATAAAGAGGGTTCTACTAAATAATAGTAGGACTCTTTTTTATATTATTGGAGAATATAATGCCAAAATTTCTAGGTTATGAATTTGATTTATTCGGTTTTCTAAAGACAGATGAAAAACCACTACCACCCATATTAAATGAACCAAATGAAGATGGTTCAAAGATTGTTGAAATTTCACAAGATAAAGATGGTGCTGGAGTTTTCTTTACATCAGGAACCACACTTAACTATGACAGTTCTTTTCAAAATGAGAAAGACTTAATAAAAAAATATAGGAATATGGCTTTCCAACCAGAAGTTGATGAGGCAATTAATGATATTGTTGTTGATTCAATTGTTGGTGACGAAAGAGAAGACACTGTTAAAGTTGATTTACAGAGAACTGATTGGTCAAAATCAGTTCAAAAGAAAGTTGCTGAAGAATTTTCAAATGTCCTTGATGTTTTAGAGTTTAGATCAAAAGGTTTTGAGATATTCAAATCTTGGTATATTGATGGAAGGATATTCTATCAAAAGGTTCCAAATAAAAATAGGAACAAAGGTCTTCATTCTGTTAAAAGATTAGATTCTCTAAACATTAAAAAGGTTAAAGAGATAATTAAGAAGACAGATGAAAAAACTGGTGTTCAATATATTACTGATGTTAAAGAATATTATGTATATACTAAGCAATCAAACTATCAACCAGGATATACATCTTCAAATACAAACCTTACAACTAGCATAAAAATACCCTCTGATAATATTGCCTATGCTCATTCAGGATTATTTGATAGTGAGAAGGAACAAGTTCTATCGCACCTTCACAAGGCAATGAAGACATTAAATCAACTTCTAATGTTAGAGGATAGTGTTGTGATATATCGCATCTCTAGAGCTCCAGAAAGACGAGTGTTCTATATTGATGTTGGTAATCTTCCAAGAACAAAAGCAGAGCAATATCTTCAAGATATCATGAGAAGGTTTAGAAATAAATTGGTATATGATTCCTCGACAGGTGAAGTGAAAGATGATAGAAAATTCACAACTATGACTGAAGATTATTGGTTGCCAAGAAGAGAAGGAAAGTCAGGAACTGAAATTTCAACTTTACCTGCTGGGCAGAATCTAGGTGAAATGGAAGATGTTGAGTATTTCAAGAAGAAACTATACAAAGCACTAAACATCCCAACTTCAAGATTAGAACAAGAAACTGCTTTCAATATGGGTAGAAGTGGTGAGATAACACGAGATGAAGTCAAGTTTGCTAAATTTATTGATAGATTAAGAAGAAGGTTCTCTGACATATTCTATGATCTTTTATCAACTCAACTCGTTATGAAAGGTGTAATGAGTAAAGAAGAGTGGGAAGAGAATAAAGATAGGATTGAATTTGTATATTCCAACAATTCCTATTTTTCTGAATTAAAGACTATGGAATTATTAAGAGAAAGATTTAATTTAGCAACTGAAGCTGAATCATATGTTGGAGAATACTTATCCCGTAGATGGATGTATAATAATGTGTTCAAATTCAGTGATGCTGAGATTGCTGCCATGAAGAAAGAGATTGATAAAGAACAGGGTGTGGGTGAAATAACTCCTGATGATTTCGGAAATGCTGGTTCTGATTTATCAAGTTCCAGTGGAAGTGCTAACACTTCCCCACAAAGAGATTTTCAAAAACCTGAATCGAATGAGCAAACAGTTTTAGGTGAAAGTGATTTGATTTCAAATTTTGAAAGTATAAATAATTCAAACACCAAGACTGTTTCACAATTACTGGAAAGAATGTCTGAAGTTTTGAATGAGGAATAATGATTGATTTTGAACTTGATATAAATGATGAACCCATTCTACTGAAAGAAGATATAGATATTTCTTTCAGAGATGTTTTTGATGTCCAAAATTTTTCTATTGATATTGATAAAAATCAGAATGAAAATTTGGATGTTATTTTTGAACAAGAATTTACACCCAAAAAAGAAATATCTTTTAATGTCAATTTGGAAACTAAATCAACTTTAAATAATTCTGAATTCAGAAGTCATTTTGAAATACATAATTTTGAAACATGTTTAAATGAAGATAAAAATATTAATGATCTTATTTTTGAAGAACATTTCAAAGAAGAGCAGAAATATGATTATAATATTATAGATAAACTCAAGAAGAATCTTAATAGTAGAAAGATTCTAACAAGAGAAGAAAGAGAACAGATTCCAGAAAATCAACCTGATATTTACTCAATTGAAGAAGAAAAGAAAGAAGTTGTTTCAATTGAAGAGAATTTGAAAAAATCAGAAAGTGTGATTAAAGAGAATTCCTTTTATAAAATAGTTGAGTTTGATGAATCTGAATTATCGCAAATTCCAACAAAAGTGGATACTTCATATAAAGAAGAGGTTGACCAAAAAATAGTAGACCTTGAAAACAAGTATGAGGATTTGCTTCAAAAAACTAAAGATGATTATGAAACAAGACTTGAAAAAATGATGGGCGATTTTTCTAGTTTTAGAAATCAAGTAAATCAACAAGTTAATAGAATGGCATTCGTTTCATCTGCTACAGGTGGTGGTGCTGTTAATATTCTTGATTTAGATGATGTTGATAGGACAAATCTTCAAGATGGATATTCTTTAACTTATAATAGTGATTTGAGAAAATTTGAGTTTGTTGATATAGTTTCCAAAACTCTTGATCATCTAATAACCAAGACATTCATTATAGATCAAAATGATATTAATAACGGATACTTGGATTTAGATATACCATCAGACCCAGATTATTATAATATTTCTGAAATACATATGAATGGTCTTATCAATGATTATCAGTCAGAATATGATTTTTTATCCCCCACAAGAGTGGATATTTCAAATTTATTATTAGGTGTTGGTGACAGGGTTAAAATTATTTATGTAAAATCCTAACTTTTTTTTATTTTTACTCCTAAAGTCGTATATATATGATTAAGGTGAAACTTGAAAACATTAAATTATGTTATATGATTTACTTTTCAAGGAGTAAAGATGACATTAAAACTTCGAGGTTCTTCTCAGGTATCATCTAATACTGTAGTCTTCTCAAAAATTACCGGTGTCTCCGCCGGAAAAATTTTAGGTAGATCGAAAAATTCGGCAAATTCCGGTTCAATGAATCAAATTTCAGGTTCTGACGTGAGAGAAATCGCTGAACTACACTCTGATAATAATGTTCAATTTGCTAACATTCAAGGTTCTGCTATAACTGCTGCATCTGTTACTTTGAGTGGTGACTTAGATTCAAGTGGGGATGTCGGTGGATCCACCTTCACTATCTCTGGTGCTGCTTCCCTAGGATCTGCTTCCATCAGTGGTGCTGCTTCTGTTGGTTCCACTTTAGGTATTGTTGGTGCTTTAACTGGTTCCAGTGCTTCTTTCAGTGGAGCATTAGATGCTAATTCTCTAGAGTCTACTCTAGATTCTACTATAGGTGGAGATGCTAACATTTCTGGTGACATGAGTTCAGCTACTGCTGACGTTTCCGGTCTTGCTAATTTAGGATCTCTTGATGTGAGTGGTGCTGCTACTGTTGGTTCCACTTTAGGTGTTACTGGTGCTTTAACTGGTTCCAGTGCTTCTTTCAGTGGAGCATTAAGTGCTCTATCTTTATCATCTACTAATGATGCTACTATAGGTGGAGATGCTAACATTACTGGTGACATGAGTTCAGATACTGCTACTATCTCTGGTCTTGCTAACTTAGGATCTCTTGATGTGAGTGGTAATGCTCAGGTTGATGGGAATTTGGTAATAGATGGAAACTTAGTTATTAAAGGTGACACTGTTGAAGTCCAAGTTCAAACTCTACAAGTAGAGGATCCAATGATCAAATTAGGTCATGGAAGTGCTGATGACAGTTTAGACTTAGGTTTCTATGGTCTTTATAATGATGGAAATAATGATTTACATGCTGGTCTTTTTAGAGATGCATCTGATGGAAAGTTTAAGTTATTCAAGGACTTAACATCAGATCCAAGTACATCTGTTGCTGATGTATCTAACAATAAAGCAACTTTGGTTGCCGACATTGAAGGTGATATATCTTATGCAACTGATGTATCATTCCAAATTTCTGGAGACATTTCAGGTTCTGCTACATTCTCTGGAAATAACAGTCCTGATATTGCTGTAACTATTCAAGATGATTCAGTTCAATTATCTAACATTGACTTCTTCAAAGATGAAGATGACATGAGTTCTGATTCTGAACTTCATGTTGCTTCTCAGAAGTCTATTAAGAAGTATTTAGATGATCAAGTTGCAAGTTTTGGTCAGTTAGACTTAGAGCAAAAAGACATGTTGATGGTAGATTCTACTGGAGAATATGTTAAGGTGAAAGAGATTGTAGAATGCTGTTTAATCAGTTCTAATAATGAAAGTAATGATTCTGTAACAATCGCAACAGAGATTGAGGTTGAATTTAAAGATTTATCTAGTGTTTATTTGAATGGTCAGAAATTGAGATATTCAGATGATGATGGAACTAGTAATGATTATTGGTTTCCTGCAACTTTAAGTGAATCTGCAACTAAACACTCCACTGATTTAACTGCAGACGATGCAGCTTGGAATGACTGGTACGGTTCTGTTTCATTATCTCAAGATGGGAATGTTTTATCGGTCGGTGCGCCTAGGTGGGATCAAGTGGGTCCTGCTGGTGTAGGAGATCAAGGTGGAGTTTATATTTATGATTGGGACTCCGTAAATGAAGAATGGGATAAAAGGGGTGATGTATTTTCACCATCTGATGCTACTAACGGCGTTAGATTTGGAGAGTCAACTTCATTAAGTTCTGATGGTACTTATTTAGCAGTTGGGTTATATATGTTTACGCAGCAATACCCTGTTCCATCTGGTCAGTATTCCCAACAAGGTGCTGCATATGTTTATAAATGGAATTCTTCTACTAATAGTTGGGATAGTCATGGGTCAAGAATAGTAGCTTCAGATCCGTCATACGGTGACCATTTTTCAAATCTTTCAATCAGTTCTGATGGAACTGTTCTTGCTATTGGGTCATTCAGATGGGATGCCGCTAGCGGTTCAGATCAAGGCGCTGTTTATATTTATGATTGGAATTCCACTACTGAAGATTGGGATCAAAGGTCTTATGAGTCAGG